GAACGTGTTGCTTGATCTGGGGCGCGACGTGATCGCCAACAGTCACATCAACAACCAGGACATCACGCTGATCAACGGGGCGACGATCTATGTCAGAGGTGCTGACCGGCCCGACACCCTGCGCGGGGTGAGCTTGACCTACGCCGTGCTGGACGAAGTGGCCGACATCAAGCCCGAGGCGTGGGAACAGGTCATTCGGGCGTCTTTGTCGGACAAGAAGGGGCGCGGGCTGTTCATCGGTACGCCCAAGGGGCGCAACTGGTTCCACGACTTGTACAAGTTGGGGCAGACGGACACGGACAGCGACTGGAAGAGCTGGCATTTCACCACCAAGGACAATCCGCTAATTGACCCGACCGAGATCGAGTCGGCGAAAAAGACCCTATCGACGTTTGCATTTAAGCAAGAATACATGGCCAGCTTTGATAACGCTGGCTCTGACGTGTTCAAGGAAGAGTGGATCAAGTACAGTGAAGAGCCGCAGTATGGCAGTTACTACGTGGCGGTGGACTTGGCGGGGTTTGAGGAAGTGGCCAAGCAGGCGGCGAATTCCAAGAAGCGGCTGGATGAGTCGGCGATCGCGATTGTGAAGGTGACGGAGGATGGCACCTGGTGGGTCAAGGAGATCCAACATGGGCGCTGGGACATTCGGGAGACGGCGGCGAAGATTCTGATGGCCATGCGCGACTACCGGCCCTTGAGTGTGGGGATCGAGCGGGGGGCGCTAAAGAACGCGGTTTTGCCGTATTTGAGTGACTTGATGCGGAAGAATAATGTATATTCGCACATAGTTGACCTGACGCATGGCAACCGAAAAAAAGCCGACCGGATAATCTGGGGACTCCAAGGTCGCTTCGAGCATGGCAGGATCGTGCTAAACGAAGATGGCGATTGGGAAACATTCCTCGACCAACTGCTGTTGTTTCCTGCGCAGGGCGTGCATGATGACCTGCCCGATGCATTGTCCTACATAGACCAGTTGGCCGTAACCTCTTACTTTGCGGACGACGCGGATGATGATTGGGAACCAATCGACGTGATCGCTGGAGTGTGAGATGGATCAAAACGACTTTGATCAGCCGGATGAGGCCGATAAAGAGTTAGTTGCTTTTGTTACCGACCATTGTGATCGGTGGCGTACCTACCGAGATATCAATTTCCTGCCGAGCTGGGAAGAATACGAGCGTATCTTCCGTGGCGAATGGGCAGTCGAAGACAAGACCCGCGATTCCGAACGCTCCCGCCTGGTCACACCGATGACGCAGCAGGCGGTCGAGACACGCCACGCCGAGGTCATGGAGGCGATCTTTGGTTCGGGCGAGTACTTCGACATCGAAGACGACTTGAAGGACATCGACGGCAGCCCACTCGACGTGGAGATGATCAAGCGCCAGTTGATGGAAGACTTCAAGAAGGACAAGATCAGGAAGTCTATCGACCACATCGAGCTGTTAGCTGAAATCTATGGCACCGGTATCGGTGAGATCGTCGTCGGCATGGAGAAGGAGTACGTCCCTGCCACGCAGGCGATTCCTGGGCAGATGGGCCAAGCAGCGATCGGCGTGATCGAGAAGCCCCGCGTGTCGGTGAAACTGGTGCCGGTCAACCCGAAAAACTTCCTGTTTGACCCCAACGGCACGACGATCGACGACTGCATGGGCGTGGCAATTGAGAAGTATGTCTCGATCCATAAGGTCGTGCGCAACATCGAGCGCGGCATCTACCGCAAGGTCAACATCACTCCGACGTATGAAGAGACTGATCTGGAGCCAACGCAGGAGATCAGTCAGTACCAGGATGAGAAGGTCAAGCTACTGACCTACTATGGTCTGGTGCCGCGTGAGTATCTGACGGGCAACGACGAAGACGTGGTCGAGCTGTTCCCCGAGGACTCGGCGGCGGAAGATTACCAGGACATGGTCGAGGCGATTGTCGTGATTGCCAACGACGGGATGCTGTTGAAGGCCGAAGAGAACCCGTACATGATGAAGGATCGCCCGGTGCTGTCCTATCAAGATGATACGGTGCCGAATCGTCTGCTGGGTCGCGGAACGATCGAGAAGGCGTACAACATGCAGAAGGCGATTGACGCCGAAGTGCGCTCGCACTTGGATGGTCTGGCGCTGACTTCTGCACCGATGATGGCGATGGATGCGACGCGTCTGCCGCGCGGCGCGAAGTTTGAAGTGCGTCCGGGCAAGGCGATTCTGACAAACGGCAACCCGAACGAGATTTTGTTCCCGTTCAAGTTTGGTCAGTCGTCGGGCGACAATTTGGCCACCGCCCAGCGGTTTGAGACGATGCTGTTGCAGGCAACAGGTACGTTGGACAGCCAGGGCATGGTCAGTCAAGTGGCCCGCGATGGTGGCAATGCGGGCATGTCGATGGCGGTTGCTTCGATCATCAAGAAGTACAAGCGCACGCTAGTCAACTTCCAAGAAGATTTCTTGATGCCGTTCATCAAAAAAGCGTCGTTTAGATACATGCAGTTCGACCCCGAGCGGTATCCGTCGGTCGATATGAACTTTATTCCGACAGCTACCTTGGGCATCATTGCGCGTGAGTACGAGCAAGCACAGTTTATTGCGCTCTTGCAGACACTTGGCCCTGACACACCGGTGCTGCCGTTGATTCTGAAGGGCATTGTGGCCAACAGCTCGCTGTCGAATCGCATGGAGTTGATGGAGTCGTTGTCGCAAATGGCGCAACCGAACCCAGAACAGCTAGCAGTACAGCAGATGCAGCAGCAACTGGCGGTGGAAGCGGCGCAAGCACAGATCGCGGTCAATCAGACGCAGGCCGAACAGAACCGTGCGGAGGCCACAAAGACGTTGATCGAGGCTAGATTGAAGCCGGTGGAGGCCGAAGCGAAGATTATGGCCGCCAACACGCAAAATCTGCCGACGAATGACGAGCTGGCCAGCAAAGAGTTCGACAAACGCGTCAAGATTGCGGAATTGATGTTGAAAGAAGCCGACATCAAGAACAAATCGAAGATCGTTGAGCTGCAAATGGCTGACAAGCAGAACAAAATCAGCGGAATGGAAGAGGATTTCTTGGAAGAGTTGACCAAGGAGCTGTCGAATGGACGTTGAAAGCCTCGCCAAACAGCTCATTCTTCAAAATATGACGCCAGAGCAGCAGAATGCTGTTCTGGAGTCGGTTCGAGCATCGCTGCTTGAGGCAAGAAACAACCAAAAACGACGTGTCAGTGAGAACGTCGGCATGGTGGTCGATGCACTAAAGAAGATCGAAGCGGATATCCGCGCTAAGTACGACGATTTAGGCAACCAGATCACCACACGCGTCAATTCGATCAAAGACGGCGTTGATGGTATCGACGGCCGCGACGGTAAAGACGGTAAAGATGGTCGTCCTGGCCGTGATGGCGCCGCTGGGCCGATGGGGCCGGCAGGCCGCGATGGCCGTGACGGTGTCGACGGTGAAGATGGTGTGTCGGTCATCGATGCGAAGATCGATTTTGACGGCTCACTCGTCATCACGCTATCGAATGGACGTGAAATCAACGTCGGCGAGGTGGTTGCACCTGATTTGGCCGAGCGGATTAAGGTCATCACAAACGGTGGCGGCACATCGCAGACAGTGCTTGATGCGTTGGCCTCACTCCAGACGCAGATCAACAATTTGATCCCAAGTCAGACCGGCAACACCGGTAAGTTTTTGACGACAAATGGTTCGGTGCTGTCGTGGGCGGATGTCGCTGGGGGTTTGGATTACCAAGGCACTTGGAATGCATCAACAAACACGCCGACATTGACGTCGAGTACTGGCACGAACGGCTACTACTATGTGGTGTCGGTCGACGGTTCAACCAATCTGAACGGCATTACTGATTGGAAGGCGGGCGACTGGGCCATCTTTAACGGCACTGCGTGGCAAAAGATTGATCAAAGCTGGGCGATTGCCGGTGCTAACGACAACATCACCTCAATGACCGGAGTGACAGGTGGCATTTCGTCACCGGACTTTATTCAGTTTGATACAGGCGCAACGGTGACGAATGCCGCAGGCCGGCTGTATTGGGATTCAACACAACAGACGTTGACTGTTGGTTTGAACGCCAATATCGCTGCTGATGTCGGGCAGACGCTCTACGCTTACGCAACGAACGATGAATCGGTGACGATCAATAAAGGTCAACCGGTGTACATGTTCGCCGCGCAAGGCGATCGGGTGTCGGTCAAACTTGCGTATAACACAGGCGACGCGACGTCCGCGAAGACGCTAGGCGTTTGCGCAGAAAATATCGCCGCAGGACAGGCAGGTATGATTCTCTGCCAAGGTGTGCAAGACGGCCTTGACATGAGCGCCTATAACCCAGGCGACACGCTGTATTTGGGCGCGACTGCTGGCTCACTAACAAATGTGAAGCCGTATGCTCCGAATCATTTGGTGTATATCGGCGTGGTTGAACGGGCTAACGCAGGTAATGGTCGACTGTATGTGCGCGTGCAGAACGGCTACGAGATGGATGAGCTGCATAACGTCTCTGCGCAGAACCCATCTAACGGTCAAGTGCTGATCTACAACGAATCGACCGGTTTGTGGGAGAAGAATACTTTAACGGCTGGCACCGGCATTACCGTGACTAACGGTGCGGGTTCTATTACGATTGCATCAACGGGCGGCGGCGGATCAGGTGACGGCGGTGCTTATGCTTGGTTTTTATCTTGAGAGGTAAAGCATGAAAACGCTAGTTTTAGACGGCACCGCGATCAGCATTCAGGTGGCAATGTCCACCTCCGCGGCTACAACTAACCCAACATTTGTGTCGACCTATGCGGATAACGCTGGGTCAGGCATTACGGAAGGCGCAACTGACGGCGTATTGAACGGGTCGACCGATGTAACAGTCGTGCCTGCGCCAACAGGCTCGAACCGCCGTGTTGTGAAGGACATCACGATCTATAACGGTGACACTGCCGCAGTAACGATCTTTGTTAAGTACGATAACAACGCGACTCAACGCACGATTGCCAAAGTAACGCTGGCAGTTGGTGATACTTGGACGACTGATGGTACGTTCGATGCGAACGGCAATTTAAAACAGTCGTTAGGCACAATCAGCTTAACAAGCCAGGTGACTGGCACGTTGCCGGTAGGTAACGGTGGCACGGGCGCTACGACGTTGACAGGTGTATTGAAGGGTAACGGCACTTCCGCTTTTACCGCAGCAACTGCTGGTACAGACTATGTAGCTCCGGGTACTGCTACGACGTTCACCGCAACGCAGACATTCAACGGATCGACCAGTACGCTGGCAATGGTGTTGGCTGACGCTGCTGAAACAACAACAATCTCGGCGACTGCTGCGACCGGCACAATCAACTACGACGTTACCACGCAGTCGGTGCTGTACTACACCAGCAATGCCTCGGCTAACTGGACTGTCAATTTCCGTGCATCAAGCGGCACCAGCCTGAATACATTGATGTCCACAGGGCAGTCGGTGACGGTGACGTTCTTGGTGACTAACGGATCAACGGCGTATTACAACAACGTAGTACAGGTCGATGGCTCAAGCGTCACACCTAAGTATCAGGGCGGTACGGCTTGGTCTGCTGGTAACGCATCAAGCATCGATGCTTACACCTACACCATCGTCAAAACCGGCAATGCAGCATTCACCGTGTTTGCGGCTCAAACGAGGTTTGCGTAATGGGATTGCTATCGACAATTGGAGCAGCCAGCGGTCGAGCATTCGGATTTACACGGTCGGCTATCGCAGCCGCAACCGACGCTTTCTTTAACCGTGTCACTCTACTGCTTTCCGGCAACGGAACGAACGGAGCGCAGAACAACACGTTTCTAGATTCTGGTTCAGCCAACGGTGGCGTTGGGTTTACAGTTACCAGAAACGGCAATACGACGCAGGGTACGTTCTCGCCGTTTAGTCAAACGGGGTGGTCGAATTATTTTGATGGTACTGGAGACACTCTTGCATTGCCCAACAATGCTGCATTTGCTATGAGCAATGGCGCGTTTACTATTGAATTTTGGTTTTATACAGACTCGATAACACAAACAGGGTACATCCTTCAGACGGACATAAATTCTACTGCACTTTACGTTTCGTTTTCTTCAAGTACTTTAAGGCTTACTGATGCAGGCACAGTATATGTAAGCACTCCAACATTAGTTGCTAATACTTGGAATCACATTGCTGTTGTTCGTTCTGGTACTGGTTCAAATCAAACAGTTATTTATACAAATGGCGTTGCAGGTACAGCAGGAACTTGCGCCCAAAGTTTTACTCAATCCGGCCCTGTTATTGGGGGAAATGGATACCTTGGCTATATTTCAAATCTGCGAATAGTTAAAGGTTCGGCAGTCTACACATCAGGATTTACCCCACCAACAGCGCCACTAACTAACATCACTAACACATCGTTATTAACGTGTCAGAGTAATCGTTTTGTTGATAACAGTACGGCTAACTCTGGTAGTGGATTTGCCATCACCGTCAACGGCAACACATCCGTCCAAGCATTCAGCCCATTCGCTCCTACTGCTGCATACAGCGCAGCTACTGTAGGTGGTAGTGGGTATTTTGATGGAAACGACTATTTGACAGTCGCTGGTGGTTCTTCGCTTGCTTTTGGTAGTGGTGATTTTTCTCTTGAGGCGTTTGTGTACCCGACTGCATCAGGGTCGGCAATGAAAATATACGACGGACGACCAAATACGACAGCAGGAAATTATCCTGTATTTGAAAGAAATGCCAGTAATGTTGCGGTATTTTATGTCGATACAACTGCGTTAATTACTGGAACAACGGTAATACAAGCAAATACGTGGACACACGTTCTGGTGTCAAGGGTTAGCGGCAATCTTCGTCTATTTGTAAACGGTGTACAGGACGGCTCTACAGTTTCAAACTCAACTAATTTTGCAAATGGAACAGCAAGACCAGCTATCGCTGTTCGTGGCTCTAGCCTAGCAAATGATTTTCTTACTGGTTACATTTCTAGTATTAGGGTATTGATAGGCTCTGGCTTTACATCGGTTACTGTGCCTACCGCACCGCTAACGGCGATCACAAATACTTCTCTCCTGCTAAATTACACCAACGCTGGCATCACAGACGCTACAGCCAAGAACGTCCTAGAGACAGTAGGTAACGCGCAGATAAGCACGACGCAGAGTAAGTTTGGTGGTAGCTCTATATCATTTGATGGCACTGGAGACTGGCTTTTATTGCCGCATACCGTAGATCAGTTTTTATCTACTGGTGCATTTACTATTGAGTTTTGGCTTTACTTAAATGCAACTGGCGCAGCAAGAGGGTTGGTTGCAAAAGGAACAGGTACAACGGGGTGGTTAGTATCACTTGATTCAAGTAATAGGGTGGTTTTTACTTATACTACAAGTACGATAACTTCTACTGGCACAATCTCTGGAACAACGTGGACTCACATTGCTGTTGTGCGCGAAGGTACTGGAACAAACCAAACCAAGATTTATATTAACGGAACTAATGATGGAACAGGTACAGTAAGTACCGATTTTAATCAGACAAACTCAATGTATGTAGGTGCAGATAGGACTGGTGGTAGTGCGCTTAACGGCTACATTGACGACTTACGCATCACAAAAGGCTACGCTAGATATACGGCGAACTTTACTGCGCCTGTAACAGCCTTCCAATTGCAATAGGTGACTCATGTACTCTAAAAACGGAAGTATTCCAAAGTCAGAGACAGATGGCACAGAGGGCTGGATTGAAGTGCCTGATGCGCCTGATGCACCTGAAGGTAAAGAGGTGGTCTGGTGGTATCCACCGGGATGGGTTATTCGTGATCCTAAACCTATGGGGCGTGAGGGCTATAAATGGTCATGGTCGCAGTCCAATGAGCAATGGGTTGAGTACGCCCTGCCGGAGACTGTGGTCGAGCCTGTTATATCAGATGACATTTCTATTTTGGCCAGCACCGACATTTCGACGTTAACGACATCACAGATCGCCAGTCTATGACGCCTGAATTGCAAAAATACTATGAAGATCGGTTCTCCATGATGGCCACACCAGGTTGGGCCGATCTGCTAGACGACGTTGACAAAATAATAGCTACGTTGCAGGATATTTCCACCATTGACGGTGAGAAAGATTTACAATTTAAGAAAGGCGAATTGTCTATTTTGACTTGGCTGAGAAACCTAAAGACGGTCAGCGAACAAGCCTACGAGGACTTAAATGCGCAGGATGTATGATTTCCGCTGTGAAAGCGGCGAAAAAATTGAACGACTGGCAACATTTGATGAGCAAGTCGTTAGTTGTAAGTGTGGCAAGTCAGCCCGCCGCACACTATCAGTTCCGAAGTTTAAGTTGGAGGGGTGGTCGGGAGCTTTTCCGACGGCGTATCATCAATTTGACCGCAAACACCGCGAAAAGTTAGAATCGGAACGCAAAGCGAACGGATAAGCAATTTCGCCCCGTTCATGTTTAATCCTGGGAACCAAAAGATGGCAGGAAAAGGAATCACGACATGTTGATAGATAAAGACCCCGAGACGCCTAGCGAGTTGGAGGCAGAAGAAGCGAAACTACCCGAAGCAGTACCTGATGCCAAACCGGAATTACCGGATCGGTACCGAAACAAGTCGCTTGAGGACATCATTAAGATGCATCAAGAGGCGGAAAAAGTGATCGGACGCCAGGCGCAGGAAGTCGGGGAAGTGCGGAAGCTGGCCGACGAGCTGATCAAGCAGAATCTTGGCGCTAAATCTCAACCTGTTGAAAAAGAAGAGCCGGAAGTAGACTTCTTTGAAGACCCGAAAAAGGCGATTCATAAGACGATCGAAACGCACCCGGATGTTCTGGCTGCCCGCGAAGCGAGCGCCCAGTTCAGACTGTTGCAGGCCAAGCAGAAGCTCGCGCAAAGCCATCCTGATTATGAGCAGGTTGTGCAAAACGAGGACTTTACGAACTGGGTGAAATCTTCGCCCGTGCGTATCGGCCTCTACGCCAAGGCAGATGCTGAAGCTGATTTCGATGCGGCAAATGAGTTGCTGAGTACCTACAAGGAACTGCGTGGGGTTCGTACTAAACAGGTGGAACAGCAGGCAACTGCCGCCCGCCAGCAGACGATGAAAGCCGCGCAAGTAGACAGTGGGGGTACTGGGGAGAGTTCGAAGCGAGTTTACCGACGTGCTGACCTTATTCGGCTGAAAATGACCGACCCAGCGCGTTATGACGCCCTATCTGATGAGATTATGGCGGCGTATGCGGAGGGTCGAGTGAAATGACCTTTTGATACTTAGGAGTTAGACATGGCAAATACCGCATTTAGCCCAGCAAATAGCGTTACCCCAACAACAGCAGCAACCTTCATCCCAGAGATTTGGAGTGATGAAATTGTTGCCGCCTATAAGAAGAACCTCGTTCTGGCCAACTTGGTCATGAAGATGAACTTCCGTGGCAAGAAGGGTGACACCGTTCATATCCCTGCACCGACCCGTGGTTCGGCTTCAGCTAAAGTGTCCACCGACGCTGTTACGCTGATCGCTGCAACCGAGTCCGAAGTTCAGGTGTCGATCAACAAGCACTATGAGTACAGCCGTTTGATCGAAGACATCGTCGAAGCACAAGCACTGAACAGCCTGCGTCAGTTCTACACTGCCGACGCTGGTTACGCTCTGGCTCGCCAGGTTGACACCGATCTGGTTCAACTCGGCCGCGCTTTCAACGGTGCAACTATCGGCACCAACGACTACGCCACAAGCAACAGCTCCACCAAAGCCTTCATCGGTTCGGACGGCACCACTGCGTATAACTCGACTTCGTCGAACGCTGCTGCACTGACTGATGCTGCTATCCGCCGCACGATTCAGCGTCTGGATGACAACGACACCCCAATGGACGGTCGTTTCTTCATCATCCCACCATCATCGCGCAACACATTGATGGGTCTGGCTCGCTACACCGAACAAGCCTTCGTGGGTGACGGCAATGCCATCCGCAACGGCGAGATCGGCAACCTGTACGGTATCCCTGTGTTCGTAACCTCCAACGCCGACTTCGGTGCTGGTAACTCGGGCGCTGACCGTATCTGCCTGATGGGTCATCGCGACTCAATGGTGCTGGTTGAGCAGATGGCTATCCGTTCGCAGACTCAGTACAAGCAGGAATACCTCGGTACCCTGTTCACGGCTGACACGCTGTACGGTGTTAAGGCGATTCGCACTGCTGCTACCACTGGCGCTGCGCTTTCTTCGTCGGCATTCGCTCTGGCAGTTCCGGCCTAATTAAACTCCCCCGGCTACCGGTCGGGGGATTTTCAACCTAATTAGGAGAACATCATGGCAAATGCAACTTCCGTGACCGTTCGTGCTGGCGATGACCAGTTTCGCGGTCTTTACTCCAACACTTGGCTGGTTCGTGCCACGCTAGACGCAGATAGTCTGGACGACGGCGCGGGCGATACCGACACCGTAGCCGTTCCAGGCGTTGCCTTGGGCGACATGGTGCTGAGTGCTTCACTAGCTGTTGATGTGGCCGGTTTGATTGTGACTGGTTACGTTAGCGCAGCTAACACCGTTAGCATCCGTTTCCAAAACGAAACCGGCGGCACTGTTAACTTGGCGTCTGCCACGTTGCGCTTGGTCGTCGTTCGTTCGTTGGCGTAATACCCAGGGGCTTCGGCCCCTGTTTTCACTTCTGGAGGCACCATGGTCGCGACATTCCGCTGTTTGCAAAGCGGGCAAACTGTTACGTTTACGCTCCAGCACGACATTGACAGTATGAAGGGCCACGCCGGCTACGTTCGTATTGACGACGACGCGCCGGTCGAGGATTCATCCCACACAGTAGTCATGCGACCGCCTGAAGTAGCCCGGCGGCCGGGACGACCAAGGAAGATGGAAAATGTCTGACATTGATCCAAGAGAATTTGGGAAGTTGGAAGCCCAAGTCGAAGCCTTACAAAAGGAAGTCCATGCGCTGCGCGACGACGTCAAGCAGTTGCTGGAGATGGCCAACAAGTCCAAAGGTGGGCTTTGGGTTGGTATGTCCGTCGCGTCTGCCATCGGCGGCGTGATTACGTTTGTTGCAGATCGACTCTTTTTTAAGGGGTGACATCATGCCAATGGTTGACGGAAAGAAGTACCCATACACGAAGAAAGGCAAGCAAGCTGCCGCTTCGGCCAAAATTAGCAAGCTGCGCAAAGAAGGCTACCCACAGAAACAAGCGGTGGCCATTGGCCTTAGCATGGCTGGCATGGCTAAGAAAAAGGCCAAGAAATGAAGTCGCCGGTCTGGGATAAGAAACGGCCTAAAGGTCTAGGGCCACCCAAGCCATTGTCGCCTGCCAAGAAGACGGCAGCAAAGAAGATGGCCAAGGCCGCCGGTCGACCCTACCCGAACCTGATCGACAACATGCGAGCAGCGAGGAAAAAATGAAGACACCCGCCTGGCAGCGAAAAGCCGGTCAAAACCCAAAGGGCGGCTTGAACGCTACAGGCCGCGCGTCTTATAATGCAGCAACAGGGGGAACCCTGAAGGCGCCAGTCAAATCTGGCGACAACCCACGACGAGCTTCTTTTCTCGCCAGGATGGGCAACATGCCCGGCCCCGAGTTCAAGGACGGCAAGCCGACACGGCTCTTGCTCTCTTTGAAAACCTGGGGCGCATCATCCAAGGCGGATGCAAAGGCAAAAGCTAGCGCTATATCCGCAAGGAATAAGGCGAAAAGCAAATGACCTACTTAGAACTCGTCAACGATGTGCTGATCCGCCTGCGTGAGCAGACGGTGTCGACCGTCAGTCTGACTACCTACTCATCGCTAATCGGTAAGTTCGTTAACGACGCCAAGCGGCAAATCGAAGACGCTTACGATTGGAACGCCCTCGGCACCGAAGTGACGGTGACGACTTCTGCGAGTGTGTACGAATACGCTTTGACTGGCGCTGGTCAGAAGTTCCGCGTCAGCAGTGAGCCGCTAAACACGACATCCAACGTCGTAATGCAGAATATCTCAGTTGGAGATATGCGTAGAAAGCAGAATCTCCAGCCGTTCGTAGACTCCGTGCCGACACAGTATTGCTTTGAGGGCGTCGATAACAGCGGCGACGCTAAAGTACAGCTATGGGGCCGCCCCGACGGTGTCTACACCATTAAGTTTTTTCTGACGGTACCGCAAGCCACACTAGCGTCGGATTCGACGATGGTGCTGGTGCCAGACGTGCTGGTAACGCAGAATGCTTATGCCAGAGCGTTGGTTGAGCGTGGCGAAGATGGCGGCCTAAATTCTTCAGAAGCCTACGCGCTTTACAGAAGTATGCTGTCTGACTATATAGCGCTGGAAGCCACGCGCTTCCCCGAGATGCAGGAGTTTGTGCCGACATGAGCCAAGCGCTACAGGTCAATACAATTTCTGCACCGGGCTTTTATGGCCTGAACACCCAAGATTCGCCGCTTGATTTGGCAATGGGGTTTGCTTTGCAAGCTACCAATTGCGTTATCGATCAATACGGCCGGATAGGCGCACGTAAGGGGTGGGCTAAGGTTAATTCGTCTTCCGGCAACTTAGGTGCGAATAATGTTGGGGTCATCCATGAACTGGTCGGCGCGGACGGCGCTTACACTATTCTGTTTGCCGGCAATAACAAGCTATTCAAGTTAGACGGCAGCAATGCTGTTGTTGAATTGACTTACGGCGGAGGTGGTACTGCACCAACGATTACCGCCAGCAATTGGCAGTGCGCGTCACTAAACGGCATCACATATTTTTTCCAGACGGGCCACGACCCATTAATTTACGACCCTGCGGTGAGCAGCACGACTTACCGCCGTGTTTCTGAGAAGACCGGCTACGTTGCAACCGTACCGCAAGCAGACTGCGTCATTTCTGCTTATGGTCGGCTATGGGCGGCTAATACGGCAGGTAATAAACAAACATTATATTTTTCCGATTTGATCGCTGGCCATATATGGTCAACCGGCACGGCAGGGTCACTTAACGTCAACACCGTGTGGCCTAACGGGCCGGATGAGATTGTCGCGTTGGCTGCGCATAACGGTTTCTTGTTCATCTTCGGTAAGCGCCAGATTCTTGTGTACCAAGGCGCTACAGCACCGTCGACAATGTCGCTCTACGATACGGTAGGTGGTATAGGCTGCATTGCCCGTGATTCGGTACAGAATACCAACACGGATGTTGTGTTTCTATCTAACAGTGGTGTGCGGTCAGTATTACGCACGATTCAAGAGAAGTCCGCGCCATTTCGTGACCTGAGTAAAAATGTGCGCAACGATATTGTGCAGATAGCATCAGGAGAAACGCCAAGCAATATAAAAGCAGTTTACTCCGAAATCAACGCGTTCTATCTAGTCACATTCCCTACAGCTAATTTTGTTTACGTATTTGACACACGCGGCGTATTAGAGGATGGATCGTCTAGAGTGACGACATGGCGCGACATCGCGCCTACTGCGCTGTTGTCGCGGCGGAATGGCGATCTATTGATAGGTAAAACTGGCTACATAGGTAAGTACGCAAATTACTTAGATGATACGGAATCTTATCGTCTGTATTACTACACTAACCAATCCGATTTAGGTGATCAAACTGTTACTTCAATATTGAAACGGATCGGTATTGTTGTGATTGGCGGCACTAATCAAGTTGTCACCATAAAGTGGGCATTTGATTTTAGCGAAAATTTCTATTCGCAAAACGCGCAAATTCCCACACAAGGCGTATCTGAGTACGGTATCGCCGAATACGGCGCGAATGGTGTTCCGGTAGCGCAATACAGTGGCGGCATAGCATTACAGACGTTGTACGCGCAA